TTCAATTGCTTTCTAGCACCTGGCATGATTTCAAATTGTTTAGTGTCTTCGTTAAATACGGTATATTGTTTGGATAAATCAACAAGTTGGTTCTGTAACTCAGGAATATTGTTTTGAGCTAAATCCATCAGTTTTAATGGGTCAAGTAACGCCCCTGATGTTGCACCCATCCGTTGTAAAGTCGCAGAAATTTCTATAGCAGCCTCCGGTCCTCTGGTGAAAATGTCATCCGCAACTCCAAAGGCGGATTTCATGTCTATTCTCATAGATGCTGCTTTTGCCGCCATTTTTGCCAAACCTTCAACCCCATTACCAAAACCAAATTTATTTAATTTTTCTAAATTTTCAGTTACAGATTTAGATACAACCTGACTATTAACCCCCATACTTGAAGCAAGTGTAACCACTTTCTCCATATTTGTACTAATTTGTGACATTGAAAAACCAGCGTTTTGAAAACTTGATAATAAAGTTGCCGAGGCAACTCCCGTAACTTTATTAGTAGAAATTAAATCTTTTAAATTTTCTTTTGTTAGAATTACATTACGTCCTGTCGCGGTATTAAATTCTTCTTGTGTTTTAACGAAAGTTCCAAAATCGGCGCCAATTAAACCTAATTCATTATAAGCTTCACCAAAAGTTCTTTTAATTCTTTCTGCAGCTTTTTCATTTAACCCCATTTTTCCGACTAACTGAAACGCACCTTTGTCCGCTTCAGCAATTCTCAAGTTAACTTCATCAAAACTTTTTATTAAATCTTGAACAGGTTTAGTTACATCCGCAACTTTAATACCTAAATCAGTTAGACTTGTACCTATGAGGTTTTTTTCATTATCACCTATGATAATTTTATTACCAGCATCATCTTGTAACATATGTATTTTTTAAATAAATACTTTAGGTCTAACTTTTAGGAGTATTCATTTCTATAACAGTATTAACCAAATAAGTGCGGTGAGACGTAGGAATTAACATAAAATCCGAATACGGAATATGTAAAAACCTACTCAGTAAAAGATATTGGTCTAAAAGATGTTTGGTATAATCAGAAGAAAGGACGAAAAAACTCCGCCCCAAAGGTAACTCGCGTGAGTACACTTTTTCCAGATGGGGCTGTAATTTCTTTGATTAAGTCTAATGACGGTTGATTTTTGTTTATAAAATCGGTAATAAATTTAGAATCCATTATCGGCATTTTTTCAACAAACTTAGCAATTTCTGTTTTATCTTCATTGTTGTCAATACTAATAATTTGTTTTACCAATCTCCAAGTAACTTTAGGTGTAATCATGTTTTTTGGATATGAATTTTCTCTATCCGATAATTCTTTTTTATCACCAAAAGTTAATAATTTTAATTTTACGGTTTTCCCACTTTTTGGAAGTGTTGTTGTGTAGTGTCCATTTTCATCAGGGTCAACTTCAGGTTTAGAAAAGTTTAACTCGTCCAAAGAAAATGTTGACTCAAATTTATTACCTGTTTCAGGGTCAGTTAAATTAACGTTATATTCAGGACCAAACGCAGTATTTCTTAAAAAAACTAAAATTGCTTCAATATCACCTTCTAACATATCGTCAACCTTTAAATCAGGTTCATAAACTTTAGCACGAATTAATTGTTGGATAACTTGGTCTCCAGACATATTAGAAGCACTTGCCAAAATATTTTCATCAGCGGCAGTTAAAAAACCAACTTTAACCGATTTTTTTTTGTTTTTATAAAATTTACCTCCACTTGGTAAAGTTAATACATCATGTGGTAAATTAAAATTAGTTTGGTTAATATTCTGTTCTTCCATAAATTCGTTTTTGTTTATAACATATAATAGTTTAATTTATTGTAAATAAAAAACCCACATTTCTGTGGGTCTTAATATAATATTTGTAATAATATTAGTAAAGTAATACACAATAGTCAGGACGAAGTGTCAATGTAATATTAGCTAATGCGTCGTCCGCATAACCAAGAGAACCAAAATCAACATCAGTCAAGAAACATTGGATTAAAGACCACTTTTCAATAACAACACCTGTTGGGTCTAACATTTCAAGTTCAACGTCTTTCTTATATCCTGCAGCATAACCCATACGACCCGTTACTGATTCAGCGTGTAAACGAACCCATTCCATCATTGCTTGGGCAGCTGAAGGTCCAATTGGGTCACGTAGTGTAACACCAATAGTTCCCCATTCGTATTTTCCAGCAACATATCTTTTAGTGTTTAAAAAAGGTATATCAATACTTCCAATTGTTATTTTAGGTCTATTTGTTGTTTCTACAAACCATTCGTTTATACCCAATTCAGAAGGAAATCTTAGAATAAATCTATTTTTCTTTTTGGGTTCATACGGAAAAGGCATTTTCATCAGTAAATCAGCCATATTATTTTGTTTTTAAATTTTCTTTTATTTTATTATAAATAGTGTCAACTAAATATTTTTCTATTTACTTTAAACTTTTTTTTAATCAAACTTGCTATAAGTCCAGTTTATAAATATTAATATAATTTCTTTTCTCCTCCATGTGTTGATATTGTTTGAATAATATTTTCAGGGTCTTTAGATAATTCATCTTTAACTTTTTCTAGATTTCTTAAATCATCATCTGAAAATCCTATTTTAGGTATGAATCTATTACTAATATCATCTTTAAACATTACTGGTTTATTTAATCTACCAGCTAAATATTTTACATATTGTTGAAATTCTTTTAAAGCGGCAACTTTACCAACCTCAGGACTTTGTGCTGAACCAGAACCAAATGTTACAGGATAATATTTATTCATATCCATATAAGCATTTATAAGTTCTTTATCTTTCATATCCTCTTCACCCGCAAACTTTCTAAATTTTCTTAAATTTTTAACCAATTCTTTTTTAGATATCCCCTTAAAATTAGTTTCAATCATATTTTCAATTGCTCTACGTAAAGCCAATGGTGAGTGTCCCCTTGCGGTAACTATTGAAAAAATAGAGCCCCCATTAATTGCTTCTTCAAAATCATCCCATGCAGGACCTGGTTTTGCCATCATAGAGTCAATGATGAATCTTTTATCGCCTTTAGTCCCAAAGTTCCTAAACGGGTCGTCAGCAAACCCTACAACAGTCTTTTTCTTATATTCAAAAGGTTCAACCCCAACTTTAACACGATATTCCGCAAAGTCTTCAGTTGACATACCAACTTCTTCATTATCCTCTGTACGAAGTATTATTTGTGTCGGCATTGTAAGAATATTATCATCCCAATCAAATGCATAATATTTTAAATCGGGTGTGATTTCTTCATCAAATTCTTCTACTAAAAATATTTTCATATCTATAAATATTATGTAAAATAAAAACCCCCACTTTCGTGAGGGTTTTCAATTATTTTATCGTTGATTAGATGTTTTCAAACGATGCTCCTGTTGGAGTGATTAAGAACTCAATGTCAATGAATTCAAGAGCTTTAGTTGGTTTGATGTAAATCTTACCTACCATTTGGTTAGCGTCTAAGTCTTCAGGTGTGTTTTGAACAGTAACTCTGAAGTCATATAAACCTCTGTCTCTACGAATTGCATCTAAGATTGGATTAACAGAATCTAAGAACTGTTGTCTTACCAAGTTGTCGTTTTGTTCGAACAATAATCTTACGGCTACTGCTGAAATCAATTTACGAGCTTGTAATAACAATCTTCTTACGTTAATTCTGTCAAGAGCTGACTCTCTAATTTGAAGAGTTTTATTACCCCAAATAACTGTTCCAACGTCGTTGAATGTTGCGATTGGGTTAATTCTTCCTTTGTAAAGAGTGTCTCTATCTTCCTGAGTTAATCTCTTACGAGCTCTAACTGCATTTACCACACCTCTTGTATAACCAGCGGTTGCGAACCAAGGGAACGCGATGTTATCTGTTAAGGCGAAGTTTCTTGTCGCTTCAGCAGTTGCTGGAATATAGATTTGAGTGTTATTTACCGTGTCACGAGTAAGAACCCATGGATAGTAAGTTGCTGTGTAGTTAGAATCGATATTAGTATTCTCCAAGTTATCAACCGCTTCTTGTGGGTAAATTAAGTTATCCATTGAAGTTGATGGTTGTAACAAGTTAAAGTCAGGACTCGTGCAGATATAGATTGAATCCGCTCTGTCGTTCTCAACAACATCAATTACTTGTTCAACTAAATCACTATTGTTAACATAATCAATACCAGGTGTTACTAACACATTGATATTTGTTACCTCAGGATTTGCAAATTGTTGAACACCTAATAGGTATGCGTAATAGTCAGTGTTTGCGTAATCAACAGTGTTATCACCAACTGTGATTTGTTTAAACGCTCCCCATCCTGTAGAATCTACATATGGTACACAACCCGCTAACGCTCCTTGCTTGTAACCAGTATTACCTAATCTAAAACGGTCAGCATTTGTTCTGTATTCACGATAGATATCCCATCCGTCAAAACCACCCTGTACCAAGAAAGTAAACTTACGAGAGTATAAGAAGTAATATGGACTAGTTTGTGAAGTAGGTTCAGAACTAAATGCTCCGGCTCCAACATAAAATGCTGTTTGTCCACTATTTGAGTAAACATTTGCAATTGTCACTGAAGTTGCCCCACTATCCATGTGGAAACCTTTAGTTTGTAATCCCCAACTTACACTACTTGCCTCAGTACAAGTTGTTGTTATTGGATTTGGCATTCCTTTGTATTGGAAGAAATCTGGGTCATAACCCGGTGAATCCGACGAGAATGCCACCGCTGAAGAAATACCTAAGTAAGTTCTTCTTATATTATCACCTGAACTTTGTACTGCGTTATCCGCACCTGCAGTAGTTCCAAATGGTGGGTTATAAATAACTTCACCTGGATAATCATACTTTGTCTTATAAATTTGGAATGGTGATTTAGCACCTGTGTATCTACGAGTTTCAAAACCTTCAAATCCACAAGGAAGTGCGTCAACTGGAGCTTCCGTGTTAACTTCAACCATTATAAATTTCGACTTAATTGCAAACTCACCATCTGAACTACCAACTTTTTTAGCAATGTAGTTATTTTCACCAGGATTCATACTACAATTAGTGAATTTCTCCAAAACAACAGGGTTAGAATCCGTGTCAAAGAAATCTCTAACAATCAAATCAAATGTTCCGTTGTTAAATGAAATGTTTGCGATTGAAATTTTAATTTCAGCGTTAGCATCATTTCCATCAGAAATTGTAATTGCTTTAAATAATCTATAAACTAAATTACCACGTAATTCTGAAACAACCCATGGTGATTGAGGTGTTTGATATCTCTCTAAATAATATGCTATTGAATCTGCACTATTATTTCTAGCTTCAGGTAACGCAGTTAAAGAACAATTTAAACCTCTAATAAATCCTTTATTATATCCATAAGATAATAACGTAGAGTATCTTTCTTCAATAAATAAAGGAACTTCAGTTTGGTCTTTAGCAAAGTTCTCAACTCCAAATACTTTAGTTATAAAGTTAGCACTTGAAGGCGTAAACGAAGTTTCAAAACTAAACGACGTAGAGTCGTAACTTAAACCTGAAATTGCAAATGTTGCAAATGGATTTTGTGTTACGGCTGAGTAACTTCCGGTACAAATCATTTGAACGTTAGATGTTCCTGTTACTTGATAATCAGGACCATGTTGAGTTGCGGAATAATTAGTAACACCTCTTGAACGAAGTGTTGCAATTACTAAATCATTATATCCTGAATAAGTCAAACCTGAAAATCCATAATAAAACCCTGAAACAGTTCCTGAAAAATTTCCAACTGTTCCAAATGCGGTTCCTGATAAAGAACTAACGTTACTATAAAAAGAATTTCCATAATATGCCTCACCTGTTGTTGGTGGAACAAAGTTAGCGTAGAACCAAGTATCGTTTACACTTGAACAATAATCTATTGTTGAAGCACTGATACTATCTACATCAAATACGTTTGTCGCTGCAGTTAAACCAGCAACGACATTTGTATTAACTTGAGTCCCTGAAACAGGTCCGAAATAATACGCCGATGATGCTGATAATGAATTACTTGATAAAATACTTGATATTTGATTTCTTAAATCTGACAATATTGATGAATTAGTTCCATCTAACGCAATGTAATTATTTGAGTAGTAAGTATTACCTGAAATTACTGAAGGTACTGCTGAAATAAACTGTATTGAAGTTGTTGAAGCAGTTGAACCTGTAAAATTAAAACTATACGAAGTTCCTCCAGTTAGTCCTACTGTATTACAATCAACATTCGCCACAGTAGTAATAGACCAAGAAGGACCTGCGTCATAACCTGATAAACCTAAAACTCTTGTTACAAAAAGTTGATTTGATTGTTGTAAATATGATTTAGCGATGTATGCTGCCTCATATTTTGGGATTTGTGTGTTCACAAATTTTTCCGGAAGTGTACCACCGAAGTAAGTTTCAAATTCTCCGTAGCTTGAAATAAATATAGGTTCAAACGCAGGACCTTTTAAGGTTTCCCCAACTATACCTAAAGTAGTAACTCCGACACTTTGTGAAACAAATGATAGGTCTCTTTCTGATGTATATACACCCGGCGAGACGAAAACTTTGTTTGATGTTGCCATGTTTATTTTAAATGTTTTTAAAAATTTATTTATTGATAAATATTGTCATTTTAATCAAAAACTAATGGGGTCACTAACTATTTATAAATCAGTAGGAATAAATTCTACCTTTTTTCTACCTTGGAAATTAAGAATATAAAAATATCCCCTGACAGTCATAAAACCCTAAAGGACTATTGTGTGAAACATGGTTTGAAGATTCACAAGTTTTTAGAAAAACTAATTAAGGATAATTGTGAGGAAAAAAAAGATATTTACGGGGAACGTTAAACTATTGTTGATACTAAATTAAATAACGATGATTGAGCGTTATTTGTTTTAACAATATTAATAGTTAAAATATCATTTGTATTAATTTGTATCATACCGGCAGGTAATGTTGTGATATCATTTCCGTAATACAAACCATTAATTAAAAATTCATATGTGTTAATATTAACATCACCATTAATATTAATATTAGCAGAATAATTAAATGTTTGAGTATAAGAAGTCATACCTATAGGAAAGTTTGCATTAAACACATATTGGTCAGGATTTGGTGGGTATTGATTTCTTTTAACTTTTTTCTTTTTACGGTCTATTTCAACTAACATTAAACTTCTACTGATTGCAGGTTTAACTTCATATTCTTCTTCATCACTTAAAAACCCTTGTAAAGTGAAAGCGTAGGACTGTATATAGTATCTTCTTTTTTCAACATCCATAACCGATTCATCTGATATTTCGTCAAGTGTTATTGGAATATAATGTCCTTTAATTTGTGTATACGCCTGACGAGACGCAAATTTTTCAATAACAATCTGATTGAATTTATTTAATTCCCTCATTCTATTACAGATAATTTTTACTGAATATTTTATATCAACAGGAACAGGTTGCGGAATGGTGTAAATGTCCATACCTTTTCTTTGTCCGTCCCATGTCGGAACCGCAGCATAATAATATTGTTTTCTATTTGGTATGTTATATCTTAATGATGGTAATGTCCCGTATTTTACTTCAGGAGTTCTCACTGTTGTAATAATTGGTGGCTGAACATTTTTATCAATGTTATTAAAATCCCAAGTCTGTGTAAATTGAGCCCAATTCTGAGTTGTCATTAATATATCAACAACCTTAACAATCTTCCCCCCAACAACAGTTTTTAAATCGTCTTTAACAAAATCCAAAAACCCCCTATCCAAATCTTCATGTAAAATAGATTTTGGCAAGTAAGTTCCATCCTTGTTAATATCTTCAAGAAGTTGTTCTCTTCTTTCATAACCAATAGGAGGGTATGTAAGAGGTAAAGTTTTTTTAATTTTTGGTAAAGCCATTATTTTTCTTCATTATCATTACCACATTTATGACAA